GCAGTTCCACTAGGTCCGGAGACCCTTATGCCCAGTTTGAGACTGTGCACACCTGTTTCTTGACCACGCCTTCTTCAAGAGAAGCGCACGTCATTACCCTTCTACCTTTCACCCATTGAGGGCGTAAGGTACCTGTATCGACATTGACCAAGGATTCTCGGCCAAGATCTCTGAACCATCCAAACCCCGCTCTCCAATCAGGAGTACGAGAGCTGATGGACCGGAGAACGTCCCAATAGAAAGGACGTTCGTCGATTACAAGCCTGCCTTTAGCAGGAATTTCACCGATGAACTTAAAGGAGATCCAGCACGAGCCATTCTTGTAGAATGAACGAGGCTGGGACCAGGGTATGTACCACGATTTAAGTGGTACAGACACTCGAACTCCTGCTGTATCGGGGAACAAAGGGGGAACTTGAAAGATCTCGTTAGAAAAGGCGAGAATTTCTCTTAACAACCAATGTACAGTTGTGGAGATTTCAAGTTCGTGCCAACGTCTGAGTAAGGAATTTAAAACCTTATACAGATATTGGCAGTAACGTAAGCGATTCAAATGAAGTGATGGCCGCTCGGGCAACATAGCCGGGCGGACATCAAATCCTCGGTAGTAATCACCACCACAGGATTCTCGGAAGTACGAGTGAACAAATGTTTTATCACCGTTCACCCCAATACCTAGATCCTGGAAAATTCCAGAAACGTAAGTATGGATACTCGTCGGGTAGATGAGATCATCACCATAAACCGAGTAAGTACCATTGACCCCCAAGAGACGGCCTACTGCTCTTATGAGACAGTAGAACACAAGAGTTTCGACTGGAAAAGTCGCTCCATTGCCCATAGGCAATACAGATTCGGTGAAATAATCCTCACCGTTAATCTTGACTCGCCTGACAAAAGTCTTTTGGACTAATGTAAACCAAGCACGAGGGAGGACAGCGTTCAAGATATCCGAACGTAACGAATCAGATGCACTGCTTAAGTCAGCAGTGACATGTGACCGAGTCGCAGAATACCTCCGAGCAAGCTTTTGATGGCGGCTTTGAAGCCGCCTTATATCTAAGCCATGCTCACGCAACCGCTCAGACACACAAGCCCCAACTCCGTAGGAATAAAACAACCCTACTAAAGAGAGAGGCGTTATGGGTCTATGGGTTTTCCAACTCTTTGGAACAAGTACGAGGTTGAGGTAGTCCGCACTAAGGTCCACACCGGTACCACTGGCGTGGCGTCTTTTAAAGACGTCCTTTACAATCCCCTTTAACAAAGGATCGTTGTCTAGGTCCGAGAAGAACCATTGACGAAGTGCGCTTGGACACGTGAATGCCTTCGGGTCCCCGAGCTTACAGTCGATGTAAGCATTATTTCGGGGGTTCCCTAAGGTGGCACGCTTTCCGATTTTGCATCCACGTTGAAACGCATCTAAAGAAATATCGCCGAGGATTTCTCTGGCAACTAGGCGCGCTTCCCGCAACACCCGCAGAAGACGGGGTGTACGCGGAGCGTAGACAGCGCGAGACTCTTGGAATTTGACATATTTCTTATATGTCATATCCTCGAGTTCCGCATCCGTGTACGCATCGTGTTCGAATCGGTACCGCTTATGAAGGTGCTGCAACTGAAGCCACGCTTTGTAGCGATTTGCTCCAATCACACCCAGGGAAGGCCACTCATACTCCCTGAACTCCTTAATTCCGCTCGAGAAAGCTTCTTCAGCTGACCGAGCGAAATCTGGGCCTTGTTCGCGGCGGAAATCCCTCAGTAGACACCGGAAGACCTCCGATGCTACTCTGTCAAGTTGGATTTCTTGACTTATCATAACAACAACTCCTTGGCAGAATGCCATGGAAGGAGACCCCACCCTCTAGATGGGAAGTTCGTGAACGCTTTGACTCTCGCTTTCGCGATGATGGCTATCAGCCACCTAACCCTAAAAGGGAAGCCAAAACACTTACATGCCGCTACTCTGTGATTAAATCAGAGACTAACACGTAATCATTGATTAACCTGATCGCTTCTGCGGTCGAGGATAATCTTCTCCGTAACTGAACCCACCGTGGAGGGTGAGAGGGACTCTGCATACCTTCCAAATAACGTTGGGATCATTCCCAACAAGAAGACAGCACAAAGCAGAGTTAGAAGGATGATGGTCATCATGCATGACCGGCATCGCGAAGAAGAGACCATAGCTAGCTAATATCGCCAGACACATGGAAATTCTCCGCATCCGCGTCATACAGACATTGAGCGAGCAAGTACCGCGCGTTCTTGAGAGTAGCAGCCGGAATCACCGGGTTGTACTCAAAAGAATAACGGGCGGTCGCAAACTCAACTTTGCCTGTAGTCGCATCAAGATAAGGGACTGTCACAATGACGTCTTTCTTACCTTTCCCATAGGTCCCGTCGTTAAGACGCTGAGGGTTCCGATTCTTCCACGTGATGTGGGGTTTGACTCGGAAATCAGAGACAGAATTGTCCGCGACATGAATGCCGTTGGTTACTGTCTGGCCATCTGGTGTGTACGTTTTTACCGTACCACCGGTCACTGACATGCTAGTAGCGGTGTCAGCGATTGTTATGGAAGCTAAACCCATAACTACCTCCTGAATTTTGGCAATCGTTGCCAAATAAGGGTTGCCGCATCCACTCGTCTTTGAAGAGAGAGGAATGCGGGGTTCACCACCGGTAACGGTGATGGGGTTTGGTTCACCCTACGTTCGAGACGCTCGTACGTAAGTACAGCTGAAGAACCACATTTATACCGGTTGGTACCGAAATAAACCTCGGTATCCGGCAGGCGATAAATCACCGTGGTCTTCTGGGATGTAGTCGACCCAATAACCGTCCTTTTATCGGACAAGTTGATGGACTGTAACCACAAACCAACACCGAGGAACCAATCCAGCACAAAAGACAAAGGCACACGTTCCCATATCAAGGCTGGAGCATTTAGGATATTAAGTCCATAACGCTCCTGCCAAGTGACTGGTTGCGTGAAGTTGAAGTACACGGAAGACACAGTCTTCTTTGTTACTTCAACCGTCATACTGCCAGTAAAGCCGCAATAACCAGGATAACTTCCCAAAGCCACAGGTGGCTGGGGGATCTCCTTTTCGACTTTACCTCTCTTTCTCAACAATTCTCCTTGCAAGGCCCGTGATTGGTCCTTGAAGTGCTTAATGGCCGACTCAACAGCGATGATTAAGGGAGTTATCCCATATCGCCATTCGAGCCAAGAACCTGAAAGCATGTTGAGAGTGTCCGCCATTTGTGGCGCACCTCGTTTTCTCCGCATTTTGTTAAAGTTGCGGATATATTTCCGAAGTGCGTCTAGCGGATGGAAAAGCCCGTGAATGGTTTCATCGAGCTCAACCAGGATCATACCAGCATCGAAATCAGGTTCGCTCATTTTGGCGTAAGCCTTAGCGAGTGAATACGATGCCATTTGAGAATCCCAACTGCCGTAAAACGGTGTGTTGGTCTGCCAATTGGACGTTGCCATCATTAACCATGAGGCAATGTCACCCTCGACACGCAAGATATTCGCGCCATACTTTAAATTAGTTGGCACGATACTTGCAGGGACTCCGATCGATAACCATTTTTCAATGGTTACCGGATTCATCCGGAGGATTCCCGGTACCCACATCCCAGCGTTATTGAGCGCCGAGATGGTCTGCTTTTGCCCCAGCGCTTTGGTAGTTACGACATAGTCTGGACTACCTGCCCATTTTTCCGTCACAATTGCGGCGGTCATACGGTCACGCGTCGGCATAAACAGTCTCCCTTAAGAGATTTATCTTGAGGCGGTAAGCGCACCCACTATGGGTG